AAAGGCACTCTGTATGTTAAGTTTTATTTATGCTTTGTGAAGCGTTTAATGGAATGAATATCAAATTCAATCAATGCGTATGCAAAAACTAGCTGTATTGGAAGACGCGCAATCAGCCATGAAAAATTGAAAACGTGTAATAGCTATAAAACAGGCAAAACAGCCCATATCAAATTGAATACAATTATATCAGCGCAATCGATAATCTTATCTTTCATTATTCTGCACCTTTCTTAATCATTTTCCTACATCGTGGGCATTTGATTTCATATGCTGCATTTACTTGGAATTTACCAAGCATTTTATTGCAATATGGGCATCTTACATCAATCATTTTCAGATGCTTATTCAACTCCGTCTGTCGTATCATCCGGGTCATCACCCTCTCCAAGCGTTGAATACGAAGCATCTTCACTTGCTGCTTGCGCTTCCTGTGTAGACCAATATTCCATTCCCCTTTCAGCCATGCCTTTCGGATCGTTAGTAAGTCCTGCAAGCGAAATGGCATCTTCGGGGTGCATGATATGTGTAGAAATAAAGTTAGAAATCGCTTGCGACTTGTTAAGCAGGTTGTTTGTGCGGTTGCGGATAAATTTAATATCAATATCCATCGGCAGCAAATCAATGTTATTGAATCTCCGCAAGATTTCACAAACCATGCGAAGTGTTTGCCTGTCTGCTTTTCTGAAATTGCGTTCTTTAACTCTTGCTACGATTTCCAATGACTGATAGCCGTCACGCAAATAAACGGCATCGCCAGTATCTTGACCGCCGCCGGAGCGTTCCTCTCTGTCAGGAATGCCCGAAATAGCGTAAACATAGTCCATCAGCGTTTGTGCTAAAATTTCAGCGTCGCTTTGCTGTACGGAAGAACTGATAAACTTAACATCAGCTTCTTGCCCAGCCATTGACTGAATAGACAATGCCAGATTTTCTTTGAGCATGTCTAAATCAGAAACATCGCCTTTTCCGAGTGCTTTGTTTTGCTCTTTCGATTTCAAGTCACAATTGACGAACACAAGGATTGAGTTTACAAGCTGCTCAACACTATTCATCCTGTCAGAATGTAACTTGTCAATCGCATCAAGCAACGAAATGACAATCTCAAAGTCGCCTATTCGCCATTCGTTGTTTAGATATTCAACAATCGGAACACCGGGCAAGAAATGTGCAACAGGTTCGCTGGATAAATGTTTGCGTTCTAAATGTGTTCCAAGCGCACCCGGCACAACATATATGTATCTAAACTCCCCATCATATACAGTCCACTCAGTCGCGCGCTCATTACCACTATCATCCAAAATAGGAGCATGAGTGAAAGCTAACATTGGCCTGTGGCCTGCGCGAGTGGAATAAATGACTTCCGTGTTTTCTGGCGCTAGTGTTGGAATCTCAAACGGTGCATCATCCTCATATTCAACATCGTCAACAGCAACAAGTCTAAATCCTCTGCCGCATATTGCAGCGTCGTTGCCGATTGACATATCTTCAAGCGATTTGTTTTCGCTATCCATGTAGTCGTTGAGTTTCTGCACGTTTTCTTCAATCTCTTTTTTGCGGGCTGTAAACTGTATTGGCTCTCCCAAAAAGTAACCTACACTGTTGCGAACGATTGAAAATGCATTGTTTACAACCAGCTTATTGTTAATGTCTTTATTGAATTTCCTGATACGTCTCAAAATCGGATGGTCGCCACGCATATACTTTTGCAAATAAATTGTTTCATTACGATTTTTCAAGTGGCGATCCATAACGCCGTTTATAATATCAGGAATTGTATCCGCATTAATCTGTTCATCTGTTCTAGATGTGTATAGCGCTTGGCGGCCTAAGAACTTATGATTTTCATTAATGTCTAAATCTTCCACTATGCAGACACCCCCAAACGCAAAATTAAAATTCTCTATTTATATTTTATCATGAGTATTTATGTTTCGTAAAGTGCAAATGTCTACTATTGCGCGAATTTGATAGTGAAATAATTAGAATGGCCGCCTGAATATTTTAACTTCGGCCATTGTTAAGCCTTTTACAAGCTCCGAAAGCATAGCAAGTGAATCTGGAGCGTCATCGTGCTTTGCTTTGCCAGTTACCGTAAATCCAAATACATTTCTTAATGCTTCTTTGTATTCTCGCGGAGTTGTTGGCAACTTCGGGTCTAAGAACACAAAGTGCTTTTTCACAAAATCGCTTTCCGTTACGATTTTTGCAATCTTATTAGATGAAGTAAAGAATTTACGGATAGATGTATGGCCACCAAGTGCTTGAATTTGTTTTCCAACGTCGTCCGCATAGTAATCGCCACCGTTATTCATTTCAACGTCCATGCGGGAAACTTTGTTGTCAACGCACATTTTAGCTACCAAAGGCTTTGTGACTTCCGGCAATCCATTGTTAAACACCCACGCAGGTATGTATACTAAATCTCCATACAGCAATCCACAAGGTGCAGAAACATAATCTCGACCTTGTCCTTTACTATCGCATACAGCAACAACAGCGTCGGGCTTCCCTTCTGGCAATACACCGTTGTAGTATTGCAGGTCGTCCTCATGATATAGAACGCCCTCACGTTCAATTGGTTCTTGCTGATAGATTGCTCTCCATGAAATATCATCCATGCTGTCTTTCAACTTTTTGAAATGTTCCGTTGAAAATCCTACGCCATATTTGTAGTTGAAGTTAGATTCTTCGCTTTCGTTTAGTGCCGGTATTTTCACAAATTTTGCTTTCTTGTCGTTTTCGTACTGCATTTCAAGTCTGCCTAGAGGATCCCAAACACTCCAACGAGTACCGATTACTAACATTTTGCAGTTTTCTTTCATACGTGACATCAAGTCATTTGTGAATTTCGTCCACAAAGTATCCATGCGATCACGATTGAGCGCTTCCTCTGAACCTGAAACCATGTCATCGGCATATAACAGGGTTTCGCATCGTGTAGCACCTGTCAATCCGCCGTCAATAGAACGGCAAGTGAGTGTTTTGAATCTATGCTGCCGAGCAAGGTCAATTGTTTCATCTTTGGAATTTGTTGCTGTAAGCGGTGAATTCGGAAAAATCTCATCGTATTTGTATTCTTTGTCTTTGATAAACGATATTGCTCCATCATAAAAGCTGCGTGTCAATTTATCTGCATATGCAGACGCAAGTGACGGCTTATCTGGATTTCTTCCCATCAGCCACGTCATATAAAAAATTCCCAATGTGCTCTTGCCTGTGCCGGGAGGCATTGAAAGACCATAAATATCAAGGTTGCCGTCTGCTAAGTCTTGTAAGTCTTTAACGATAGGCCGCAGAGTTTTAATTCGAGGAGTATAGAATTTCTTTTCTTCCTCTCTGTCTTTCTCCATGTAAATAAGATAGCTGTGAAAATCATAAGGTGCAGCAAACAGGAAGGTTTTCCAATATTGCTTGAGCAGCTTTCGCTTTTCAGTTACGGATAAATCAGCTTGTTTTAGCTCATAATGTAGCGTTTTGCGTAATTCAAAATTTGCCCAAAGCGCATGAGGTATGTCTTTTTCATGCTTGTATATCGTTCGCAGTGCCTGTGTTATGTCTGCCTTAGTTTTGCAATCAAGATGTGGGTTGTTGCGCAGATTATGTAGAAATTTGCGTTTTGTTTTTTCTTCAATTTCAGAATCAAGCATAAAAAAAGAACGCCACCTTTCTCAGATGGCGCTCGAGGCGCTCTAAAATTTAATATTAATTATTAATATTATAACACTTTTGGAATGATTTGTCAATCAATTTTTGAATTATTATTCATAATACGTGAATTTTTATGAATCGCCCCGTTTGTTTTTTGAGGGTGGTAGAGGGGGTTATTACCGCCGCCAGCCCTATAAAAATAGGGTATCCCTATGTACGCGCGCGTATATATGTATAATATAGGCCGCAAAAAATTTTTGAAAAAATATGCAAAAATGTATTGACAAATAAAAATCGGGCAGTATAATAGAGACAGAACAAAAAACAAACAAACGTTGACAAACATTAAAGGAGGATTTTACAATGAAGGTTTATGAGGAAACGCCGCTGGTTGATTACGTGTGCAACAATTACAGGAACGGACCAGCAAGACGAAACGCGGAGCGGCTAACAATCGGAGAACTGGAAGAAATCGAATCAAAAATCCGTGAATTGTACCCGCAAGGAATATCCGGCGGGGATCTGTATGATTTGTTTGATGAAAAATTCGACGTTACATGCAGCTGGATTTGCAATGAAGCGGAATCTATCCAGAGCAGGGAGCCGATCCGGTATCAAGTCAGAGATGAGGAAATAGACACGTATTACGGCAGCGAGGACGTTGACGAAAACGGATTCACAATATATGAAATAAACGATATATGGGGCGAGGGAAACGGACTTTTTTGGGATGGTGCAATAGGAGAATATCAGACGCTGAAGGATGTGATGCTAAAGGATTTCGAGGAAATATAACGCTCCAGCGGGTTCCGCAGAGCCCGCCTCCACAAATCTAAAGCCGACTGGCTGAAAGCGTGAAGGAGGAATAGCAATGAAAAAATGGTATGCTACAATCAACGGCGACGATCAGTTCACAAACAAAAAAATCAAGATCGGCATTGTAAAGAAGCATGATGATGACAGCAACAAGGATTATTTTGAAATCATAGCATCAAATGGCGATGACGTCGGAGCCTGCAAGCAGGAAACACTGGAG